GTATGCATGGATTATATTAATTTACGTCAAATAGATATTAAGAAAAATAAAGTAAACCAAATGTTCAGTGAAACTCAAGAGCAAAATGATTTAACACTTAGGTTAACTGAGATTTTAAAAACCATTAGTGAAGAGTATAATCAATGTGCCAAAAGAATAGATCAAAGCATTCAGAAATTAAATGGTGAAAGAGCTAAAAGAATCGACAAGCATCATCAGAAGAATGCTTCTATTTTGAATCTAGTTGAACTTTTTCAAGACGAAAAAGAAAGGCAAATGATGATTCAAATAGCTGATTTACAGAAACAAGCTATTCAGGAAGAAGCTGATAAATTTGAATCTATGTCTTCTTGGAAAGCGAGGATATTAGGCATTTCAAAAGAAGATGCTATATGATAAAATGTAAAGTATGTGATCAAGAATTTGAAACAGATAAGTCCTTACATGCCCATATTAAAAAGCATGGCCTTTATCAAGCTGAATATTATTGCAAATATTATCCTAAATTTTCTTTATTCTACAAGAAGCAAATACCTTTTTTAAATAAAAAGGATTATTTTTCAAAAGAGTTTTTGGATCTTAATGAGTTTTTGTTGTGGGAGAAAAGTGTCGAGAGTGATTTAGCTAAAGCTAAATGTTTAGATCTTTTTCAAAAAAGAATAGCTCAAAAAAAATATTCTTATGGTCCTTGTCATAATGAGTTGAATACTTTGAATTTGCCTCCAATTAATATATTAAAAAAACATTTTAAATCTTACACTAAAGCTTGTAGTTTGTTAGGTCTGGAACCTTTGTTAAATAGACCTATGCCAAAAAAGTTTATAGAACCTTGTAAGGCTATTGATTTCGAAATGTTGGTTGACACAAGAGAGCAGGACCCTTTGCCGTTTAAAAAAACTAAGGTAGAAAAATTATATGTGGGAGATTACTTATTAAATAATGGCGAATATACATACACTTATGTAGATAGAAAAAGTGAATCTGATTTTTTAGGAACAATGGCTGGTGGGATTTCAAGGTTTAAAAAGGAAATAGAAAAAGCTGTTGCATTAGAATCATATTTATTTGTTGTTGTAGAAAGTGACATTAATAAAATTAAAAGCAATCAAAGTAAATTTAGAAAGAAATCTAATTTAGAATACGTTTTTCATAACATGAGAAGCTTAACACATGAATACCCGAGAAGAATTCAATTTATTTTTACAGGTAGTCGAAAAAAATCTATGCAGATAATTCCTCGTTTACTTTATTACGGCAAAGAATTATGGAACGTAGATATACAATATTATTTAGATTATGAGCTGGGAAACAGGTAGCCAAATACCAAGAAAAAACGAATATATAAGCAATGAAGATTTACTTAAGAAAAAAGGTTTTTTAGAAGAAAGAGAAGCTAAACTTTTATTTTATGAATTTTTAAGAAATAATACAACTTTTGCTACAGATTTAATCACTGGCGTTCAATTGTTCCCATTTCAACATATGGCTATTAAAAGCATGTTGGAAAGTGATTATTTTTTAGGAGTATGGTCTCGCGGTATGAGTAAAAGTTATACAACTGGAATTTATGCCGTTTTAGACGCTATTTTGAATCAAGGAGTTGAAACAGGTATTCTTTCCAGATCTTTCCGGCAATCTAAAATGATTTTTAAAAAAATTGAAGATATCGCTGCAAAACCAGAAGCTTATTTATTAAAGCAATGTATTACTCATGTTTCAAAAAGTAATGATGAGTGGGTCATGGAGATAGGTAAAAGCCGTATTCGAGCATTACCTTTGGGTGATGGTGAAAAACTGCGAGGTTTCCGTTTTCATCGCATTATTATTGACGAGTTCCTGTTGATGCCTGAACGCATTTATAATGAAGTTATAGTGCCGTTTTTGTCCGTTGTACAGAACCCTACACAAAGAGAAGAGTTGTATCAAGTAGAGAACAATTTAATTAAGCAGGGCAAAATGGAAGAAAAAGATAGACACCAATGGCCGAATAATAAATTGATTGCTCTTTCTTCTGCCTCTTTTAAATTTGAATATTTGTATAAATTATATGAACAATATGAGAACCTAATTTTTAATCCTAAAAAAGGTGAAAGAACTCGTAGGTGTGTGATGCAATTTTCTTATGATTGTGCTCCTGTCCAGTTGTACGATCAAAATCTTATTAATCAAGCTAAAGCTACCATGAGTGAATCACAGTTCATGAGAGAATTTGGAGCTCAGTTTACTGATGATAGCTCTGGGTATTTTAAGATATCTAAAATGGCTTTGTGTACCGTTCCAGATGGGGAACTTCCTTCTACAGAAGTAGTAGGGCGTTCTGATGCTGAATACATCGTGGCTGTTGATCCTTCTTGGTCAGAAACAGAATCTTCTGATGATTTTGCTATTCAAGTTCTAAAATTAAACCAAGAAAAGAAATTATGTACTTTAGTCCATTCTTATGCTTTATCAGGATCTTCTTTAAAAGATCATATTAAGTATTTTTTATATATATTGCAAAACTTTAATGTCGTTGCTGTTTGCATGGATTATAATGGAGGCGTTCAATTTATGAACTCTTGTAACGAAAGTGAGCTTTTTAAAGATGCTAATATAGATCTTAAACAAATGTCAACAGAATTTGAAAAGCCTGAAGACTATTCTCAGAATTTATTACTAGCAAAAAACGAATACAACAAATCTGATTTTAAATACGTATTTTTACGAAAACCTACTTCAAGTTGGATTAGGGTTGCGAACGAATTATTGCAAGCAAACTTTGATCATAGACGTATATTTTTCGGAAGCAGAGCTATAGATGATAATTTTAGAGCTCAAACTAAAAAGAAAATAGGCATTTTGAATTTAAAGTTTTCGAATATGGCTGATTCAGACAAACAAAATGAGGAGGCTAAAATGATTGATTTTGTTGAGCATTTGACAGATATGATTTTACTGACAAAAACAGAATGTGCTTTAATACAAATAACTACAACGACTCAAGGCACACAAAGTTTCGATCTGCCTCCTAATCTAAGGAGAAAAACTGGTCCCGATAAACCAAGAAAAGATAGTTATTCTGCTTTAATTTTAGGAAATTGGTTGACTAAAGTATATTATGATATGCAACAAGTAAAAGTGGAAAACATTAACGAAACGTTTACGCCAATGTTTATCGCTTAAAATTTATTAAAAAGTTTAAAAGTCACTTTTAAAGTTACTTTGTGTAACATATTATATACTATGGCTCGTAAATATACAAAAAAATCAAATTATTGGAATAAGTTTTCTAAAGGTAATGACGAAAAGGGCTCTTCTTTAGAGGATTTGATTAGAAATGAGTCTTCAGAACCACAATTAGTAGGAGATCCTTTCTACGATTTTGATGCTTCGGCTGCTTATTCTAGAACTGGTGGCGGCTCTAGCACGAATACTAGGAGAAATAGGGTTGCAACTCAGCCTAAGTTAAATAAATATGCAAATATTAGAGAAGGTTTATTGCCGTTTGAGTCATCTATAAACGGTTATAACATTCGCGATGCTATAGAGTTATGTCAGAAAGCTTACGCTAATGTAGCTATATTTAGAAATGCTGTAGATATAATGTCTGAATTTTCTAATGCAGAAATAATATTAGAAGGTGGCACACAAAAATCTAAAGATTTTTACTATAAGTGGATGAAGTATGTTAAGATGTGGAGAGTTAAAGATCAATACTTCAGAGAATATTACAGAAGTGGTAATATATTTTACTACAAGATGAATGGTAAGTTTAAATTAGATGATTTTCAAAAAATACTTCAAACTTATGCTAGTAATGATGAGTTGAACTACAAAAACACAGAAAAAATATATAATTACCCGACTGCTTATGATGCGAAGAATTTAATACCTGTTCAATATACTTTGCTAAATCCTTTCTTTGTCACTGTTAAAAGAACTAGCTCTTGGAAACAATTAGTTTATGAAAAAATACTTTCTGAATACGAGCTAGAAAGATTGCAAAACCCCAAGAATGATCATGATAAAATGATTTTTGATAATCTGGATGCTGAAACTCAAGATAAAATTAAAAATGGGCAATGGGCTCAAGATGGCTTAAAGATTCAATTGAATCCAACGGATGTAATTTACTCTTTCTATAAGAAGCAAGATTATGAGCCATTCGCTGTTCCTTTCGGTTTTGCAGTACTTGACGATATAAACTTCAAATTAGAAATGAAAAAAATTGATCAAGCTATTTGTAGAACTATTGAAAATGTTATATTGCTTATAACTTTAGGTACAGAACCTAGTAAAGGGGGTATTAACCATAAAAATATATCAGCAATGCAATCCTTGCTTAATAATCAATCTGTAGGAAGAGTCCTTGTCGCTGATTACACTACTAAAGCTGAATTTGTAATACCTGATATGAATAAAGTGTTAGGTTATGAAAAATATAAAATAGTTAATGAAGATATAAAAGAAGGTCTACAGAATATTCTGATCGGTTCTGAAAAATTCGCCAATACAAATATAAAAGCTCAAGTTTTTTTTGAGAGGCTTAAAGAAGCTAGAAATGCTTTTTTACATGACTTTTTGCAGCCAGAAATGGAGTTAATATTCAAAAACTTAGGTTTCAAGGGCAAGTGTCCAACAGCTAAATTCGAAGAAGTTTCTATAAAAGATGAAACACAATTTAATAGAGTTGTAACAAGGATGATGGAGCTTGGCATCTTGCCTCCTGAAGAAGGTATCAAAGTTATTGAAACCGGCATTTATCCTACAGATAAAGAATTAGAATCTGCTCAAGAAAAATTTGTAGAACAAAGGAAAAAAGGTTTTTACAATCCGATAGTCGGCGGTGTCCCTACTATAGCTCCTGCTGAAGGCGGTGATGCAGCTTCTGAAAACCAGCCAATCACAAAAAATAAAGTGCCAAATGAAAGAGGAAGACCTGTTGGCGCTGTTGCTTCTGTCTACTCTAAAGAAGACATTGCTCAAGTTTTTGATTTAACTAAAGTTTTATATTCTAATGTGCAAAGCTCTTTAAAGAAAAAGTATAATAAAAAGCGCTTAAGTAAGGACCAGAAGAAATTAGCTGAAAATATAAGTGAAGCAATAATTGTTGGTTCTAAAAATGATGATTGGAGCAATATAGCAGAGCAAGTGGTTTCTAATCCTAACGTTTTAGACAAATTGGGTATTCTCAAAGAGGTTCAAGATTTAGCTTCAGAGCATGACTTGAATATATATGCAGCCGCTTTGTTATATCACAGCTCTAATAAATAAGTGTAATAAATATTATGTTTCAATACAAAACAAGCTTTAGCAATATTGTTACAGCTTCATTAAATTTTGATAATAATTTTTTGTTATCGCAAGCTTCTTTAGAGCCTTTAAAAGGTTTAATGCCTGAATCTGTAAACTTAGAAAAGAATGTTGATTTAGTTGGCGCAGCTTTTAATGCAGCTGTAGTTAATAAGTTTAATAAAAATGGTGATGGTATTGATACTAATACAGCTATTGCTTTTAAACAATATTTTACTCATAAACCTACTAATATAGAACATAAAAAACAGAAAATTGTTGGCCATATTGTAAATTCTGGCTTCTCTTCTTACGAGAATAATAAAGTTTTAAGTAATGAGCAAGTCAAAGACTCTTTATCTCCTTTTAATATAGCTTTAGCGGCAGTGGTTTATAAAACTGTCGATAGAGAATTTGCTGACGCTTTAATAGAGTCTAACGAATCTACGTCTAAACTATACGAAAAAATAAGTGCAAGTTGGGAAATAGGTTTT